TAGGCCGTAATACACGCCCCTGTCACAGAGAGAGGGGGGGGGGGACCCCCCCGCCGCTGGTGTTACTCTTCTTGATCCATTCGTTTTTCGATGTGGTCAAGCCGCTTGTGTGCCTGTTTCGCCGACGCTTCAACGTCGGTCAAGCGCGTTACGAACTCCGTATTCGTCTTTCGCTGTTCCTTCTGCTCCGCCTTGATTTCGTCCGTGTTCGCCTTGATGTATCCGATCTCGGTTAAAACGGTCGCGTCGTGCTTCACATTGCTTTCCTTGTCCTTGTCCCTGTTACGAACAAAAGCGATATAGCCGAACACGATAGCGCATACGGTAGAAAAGACGGAAAGAACCGTTGTGAAAGTGTCCATCGTTGATCCTCCTTCCCGTTAGGTTACTTTTTCCCATTGCCACAAGCCCGCCGTGTCCGGCGGATAAACGCAATTCGGCATATCTGCTTTTGCAAGGTATACCGCGCCTTTGTAGCTGTAATACAAGCCGGAAACGACATTAACGACGATCCCCGCCGTTTCCGGATACGGGATCGGATCGTCAAGCGTTCCGGTCGCGGAAAGCTCGATCAAGCGATAGTACGCGAAGGTGGTTTCAACGGGATAAGCCGCCGCGTTCGACGTGTGCGCCGCTTTGATCTCGTAATACCGCCCGTTGTGCTTGATGATTTCGCCGACGGTGTTGTAAGCGTGATTGTCGGCGTATTCGTCGTATTCGATCACTTCCGCCGATTGCAGGATCGCCGCGTCGGAAATGACGTTCGTTCCGGCGGCGCGATCCTGCACGATCTGCGCTTTGAAGGATAGGGCAAGCAAAGCGGCGGTTTGCTCTCCCGCCGCTTTGACTTCCCGAACCTCTTTTTCAATTTCGGTGGAAGCTCCGCCGTTGCTCTTCTTGTGAATTACGCTCATTCAAAATTCCCCCCGACCCCCGCCCCCCACCAAGCGGCCGCCGCGTCGCCGCGCTGGACGGTTACGCGGATATTCATTCCGTACTGTGCCGCCGTGTTGATCTTATTTGTGAAAACGTGTGCAACGCCTTGAACAACCGCGTTCGTGCAATCCTCCCAAACGGGGGAAGCGTCAAACGGATTATTCGTAACTTCAACCTTGAACGTTCCGCCCGCCGGAATGTCGCGCGTTACCTTGATATTCGCGCGTGTCGGCTGGCTGTCGGCTTCCAGCGGCGCGGAAAGCGTGATAACGAAGCCCGCAATCGACTTCGTGAACGTCAGCGTCCGGACGGTTCTATTCCCCGCGCTGTCGGTCGCCGTAATTGTGATCGTGTGTTGTGCGTTCGTAAGCGCCGTGAAGGTATTTCCGGCAACGGAAAGCGTCTGCGTCGCGCCCAACGTGATCGCGTTCTTCGTCGCGATTGTCTTTCCGTCGATCTTTTCAACAACGTTCACCGTGTCGCCGTCCGGATCGGTTACGCTGTATTGATAGGTGAAATCCCCGCGCTTCGTGCCAAGATCGGCGTTACTGCCGGAAATCACGGGCGGCTGGTTATGGATTACGGCAATATCTCCGCTTGTGGTGTATGCGGAATAATTGCCGTAGCTGTCCTTTGCGCGGACGCGGTATTTTAACGTGTTCCACGCGGTCGATACCGCTTCCGTGAACGTCCTGCTTGCGGACGCTTGAACCTGTGTCCACGCGCCGCTGTTGTATGAGCGCTCGAAACAATAGGTCAGCGCGTCGCCGTCCGGATCGGTCGCCGCCGCGCAAGAAATGTTGATGTTCTGCCCGCTGTAACACGTTGCTGGCGCGGTAATGCTGGGCGGCGCGGAAGGCGCGGAATTGTAGATTACCGTATAATTTCCGTCGCTGTTCGGGCTGTCAGATACCAAGATAGAAGATTTAAGATTACAAAGCGGGCGAACGCCAAGGTAGCCGTAGTACGCGTAGTAGTAGACCAAAGAGCCGTCCGAAAGGACGTAGCGGACGCTGTAGGCGTTCGACGAATAAGGCGTTCGTAGCCACCAATACCAGCCCTTTGACGTGCTGAAATTAGCGTCCGTGTACTCCGAATTGCTCACGCATTGCGCCGTAGGATAAGCGACGCGGGAAGCGTTGTTGCTGAATAGCGCAAGAAGTGTTCCTTCTGCGATATTGTTTTCATTCGCAAGCCCCACTTCGGTTGTGGACGCAAGGAACATTTTTGACGTTACCGTTTCATAGCTTCCGCCGTCGGTAACGGTATTTCTTGCGACGGTCTGCGTTGTTGTCAGAAGCTCCGCAACGAACTTCGGATCAAGCATAGCAAGGAAGCCCGCCCACGCGTCGTACTCGTTGTAATTGTTCCATACGTTCGCGTTTGTAGGCGGCGCGTCCGCGCTGTGCTTTGCGCTGTACCATGCGCCCGCCGCCGCGTTGCTGTTCAGCCATTGCAGAAGGTTTGAATACTGATAGCGGTTATTGCCGTATTGTTTCCGGTCGCTGTTGCTGTTGCTCGGCTCTTTCGCGTCGAAACACATTAACTGAATGATCTTTTCCGTAATCAGCGTTACGGAATTCGACGGGTAGCCGCTGTGGTTCTTGTCGGCGATCTTGAAAACGATCTTCGATCCGAAGCGCGATTGATACGCCGAAAGAACCGGAACTTCAATCTTCGCGCCCACCGACAAACTGCCTAATGTTTTTGACATTGTGCCGCCTCCTTTGATTTCATTAAGCTGTTGTAATACTGATCCGTCCGCCGGATCAAGTGATAGCTGTTTCCCTTTTCGGCGTGTCCTCTCCAGCTTTGATAGGATTGTTCAACGGTCTTTGCGTCGATCCGTCCCGCCGCGTGAATGGCGGCTAATTTCTTCAACTTCCGCTTCATATTGTTCTTGCTCCGACGGCGCACCTTGCGGATCACCGCGCCGCTTTCGGTCAAGTATGTATGAAAGCCCAAGAAATCAACGCCGTGTTTCAAGGGAAAGATATTCGTTTTCGCATTCAGCGAAAGCCCGCGCGCCTGTACGAACGCTTCAATCTGCTTCCGGCACTCCTGCAAATATGCTTTGTCGTGATGGATCAAAAAGAAGTCGTCCATATAGCGCCCGTAATATTTGATACCCAGCTTTTCCTTTACGAAGTGATCCAGCCCGTCAAGGTAGAGAAGGGCGAAAAGCTGTGAAGTTTGATTGCCGATCGGTATTCCGACGTTGCCTTCGGTGCTGTCGATGATAAGATCAATCAGCCACAAAACGTCCGGATCGGTTATCTTCTCGCGGATTAAGGTTTTCAAAACGTCGTGCCGGATCGAATAGAAATACTTTGAAATATCGCCTTTCAGTATCCAGCCGTCAATTCCGTTCTTTCTGTAAAACCTCCGCATGAACTCTTGAAGCCTGTCTAACCCGTAATGCGTACCTTTCCCCACCTGCGACGTGTAGTTATCGCGAATGAACGATCGTGTCAAAATCGGTTCAAGCACGTTATCGCAAAGCGAATGTTGAACAACCTTGTCTTTGTAGCTGTTCGACATAACCACGCGGCGCTTCGGTTCGTATACCTCGAACGTGTTATACGGGGACATGGTATAGCGCTTCGTTCTGATCTGCGCGCTTAATAGGTTCAGCGCTTCAAGAAGATTAACTTCAAACTTTGCCGCCGCTCCTTTCCACCTCTTGCCTTGCCGCGCCTTTCGGTAGGCATTGTATAGGCTTTCAAAACTGTGTATCTTTTCAAAGTCTGTCATAATAAAAAATCCTCGCTGTTTATAACCTTTGCCAGCCGCCGGAAGGCGGTATGCTCCGGTATCGGCGATCCTGTATTCGTCCCCGCCGTGGATAGCGGCGACGGGATACACCTTCCTTTGATGGTGGTATTCTGCTTTCGGCTGTGCCTACTCGTTCACATAGTCCACCGAAGCGGGCGAACGCCATTGTTGCCGTTGTACGCGTTGTTGTTGTTCAAAGAGCCGTCCGAATTGACGTTGCGGACGTTGTTGGCGTTCGACGAATTAGGCGTATCAAGATGTACCCCGAACGTTTTTCAAGCTCTCGTTTTGTCCCGCTTCTTCCACGCGGTCGTCATGTACTTCACTTCAAGCGCAAGTTTTGACCAATATTCGCAACTGCTCATAGAAATAAAGCCCATTTCCTGCGAAAGCTCTATGAAAAATAGAAGCTTCGGTTCGTATACCTCGAACGTGTTATACGGGGACATGGTATAGCGCTTCGTTCTGATCTGCGCGCTTAATAGGTTCAGCGCTTCAAGGACGCATTCGTAAATGTCCACCGCTTTATCCTGTATCCTGTTTACAAGCGTGAAGCGGTATTTCTTCGGGTAGCGCTCCGTCGAATTCGTGATCGTGAAGGTGTGCTTTACAAGGTCTTTCGCTTTCACAATCACGTTGAATTCCGTCGGTTCTTTCCGCTCCCGCTCCGGTCTTTGCATATATGCACCGTCCTTTCCGCATTCGCTCGATCATAGCGGTATCGTCGGCGCACCCGTCGAAATCGAAGCCCGCTTCGGTAACGGTCAGCGTTGCCGCGTTCCCTGTAACCGTTGTTCCTGTGATCTGTAATACCTCCGCGCCGCAAGCCGCGCATGGCGGGGAAAGCTCCGCGAAGATGTTTCCGATCACGCACGACAATTCCGCCGCCGTGCAAGCGTACCGCGTCAGCATTCGATCCTCTGCAAACTCTCGTTCCAAATGCCCGTAGACGTTACGCCGTCGAGATCATCGAAGAGGATCAAGAACGGATTTGTCGTAATGTCATTGAAAAGCACCGCTTCCAGCATATCCACGCGCGCGTCAAGCGCGTTCGTGATGTTCAGAAGATTTGTTGCCGCGTTATCGTCAAGGACGTTTTGCAAGCCGTTAAACCATGCGTTGAAGTCCGCCGCCGCCTGTGTTTCAAAATCCGCCATGTGTTGTTCGAACGCTTCGTATTGCGTGTTACCCTGCAATTTCAGCGAATTCATATACGAAACAAGCGTGTTGTACTCCGCCGCCGAAAGGGATTGATATTCAGCGAACCACGCTTGAAGCTGTGCGTTAAAAGCCGCCGTGTCGATCTGCTGAACGACGGCGGCAACAACGCCGCAAAGCGACGTGTTCAAGCGTTGATCCGTGATCTTGCTTTGCGTGATAGCTGTTACGCCCGCGCCCACGTAGATGTCCGCCAGCGCAAGCTCGTAAACGTCCGCGTCCCTCTGCAATGCGGGCGCGGTAGGGGACGCGCTGAACGAAGAAGATTTGACCTTCACCGACATAACGCGGTTTGTCAAATCCCAGCGCACGACAACGCGATCAATGCGGTTCAACTGTCCGTCCGCCGTGTCAAGCTCGACGGCAAGATCGCCCGTGTTGAAGTAGAAGTAACCGTTGATCCACGCTTTGCCCGTTTTAACGTTCAGCTTCATTCCGTCGTTTGCAACGACTTGAAGCCCCGTCGAAGGGACGGGGAAAACGCCGTTCCCGATGAACGAAGCGAAGTATTCCGCCCAATCCTCCGCCTTGTACGTGCGATCGTGCGAAACGCTGTTGAAGAAACTTGATTTTTCCATGCTGTGAAGCCCTCCTTTATTTCGTAATCTGCCGAATTTGTGTCAGAAGCGCGGGCAAGCTCTCGCCGAAGGTAATATCTATTTCTTCGCCGCTGGTTTCGTAGGTTTCCGCGATCTCCGTTATGCGAACGTCAATGCGGACGTTCCAGCGCTTATTGATACACGTTACCCGATCGCCTAAATCGTAGTCCGTGCCGTACTTCAAATTCGCGTTCGTGTTGATCTTCGATCCGAAAGCAAGCGTTTCCGCGTATTGCTCCAGCTCTTCAACGCCGCGCGCGGAAAGAAGCGCTAAATACTGCGCCGTTGTAAGCGTTACGGTCTGCCCGCTCTCGTTTTCGTATTCCTGCACGATGTCCGTTGCATTGATGAAAACTTCGTCGCGGGAAAGCCCCGCCGCGCTTCCGCCGACTTCGGCAACCTTCCGCGCAACGCCTTCTTTTTCCTCTCCGCCGATGTAAGCCGTTGTTTTAAGGTTTTCAACGCTGTTCGTGTATTCCTGTTCCACGATGTTGTCGAATTCCTGTGAAAAGATACAAGGCGCGTTCCCTGCGGCATTTCCCGCCGTAAGGTCGCGCCCTTTGTAAACGGAAAAGGTGTGCTTTCCCGTCCGTGCGTTTGTTGTAACCCGAATACCCAGCTTCGCCGCCTTCGCCGCCGTTTCCGCCGCAAGCTGGGCGTTCACGTACTGTTCGGAAGTATAGTCGATTTGCCCGCTTCCGGTGTCTGCGTCGGTCGTGGATATGCTGAAATTCGGGATATTGCGCGCCGCTCCTGCGTTCGTGCAAGTCTGCTTCACAATGGCGTATAGAATGTTCTGTGTCGTGTCCTTCGTGATGATCTGCGTTGTCAAAATGCGCTTGCCGATCCACGAAAGCAGGAACTTTCCTTGAACCTCTATTTCCTCCATGCCCTGTGAATTTTTCGTAATGTGAATATAGCGGATTTCCGCCGCTTCGTTGCCGCCGCGCTTGATGATGATATTTTCCTTCACCAGCAAGCGGGCGTGTTCCTCCGTGAATGGAACAAGCAACTTGAATTCGCCGCAACTCCAATAACGCCGCGTCCATATCAAGGACGAAATCTTTTCGACGATCCCTTGAAGTGTCATATCGCGGCTATAAACGTATAATTCCACCGCGCTACACCCCCAAATACAAGTTATTGTGATAGATCGAAACTTCGAGATTTTCGGCGTTCGCGTCCGCTGAATAACGGAAGAGATTGTCGCCCACGGCGATCTGCAAATACGAACTATCAACGTCGAGATAGCGGAACGCGTCTGTAATCGTGCCGCCACGGTTCAGCTTCACGGCTTTTTCACCGTAGCCCGTGGAAACGGTTAAAACGTCGCCCGCTACAAGCGAAATATTCAGCTTGATAAACTCCCGTGTATCGACGTTCAGCAATACGGGATTTGTAACCGCGCCGATCGCGCGGAACTCGATCCGGATACCGCTTTTCACGTCGCCGGAATTGTAGACGTTCACAATCAGCGACGGCTGGCGATAGCCGATTTCCCAGCCGTCGTAAAGCTCCAGCCCGTCCGGAACGGGGAATTCAAAGCCGCCGATCCACGTTGCTATGTCCTCGCGTGTTTCCGTTTCCTCTCTCCAAAACGGATTAAGGCAAGACAAACTAACCGTGAATTGCTCGAAGATCGGCTTTCGCTTGAAGATCGGCGCGTCGTCGATCTTGCACCCGATCACCCGCCGGAAGTCGCCGAAAACATACGTCAACGTTGCTTCGTACTGCGGATTTAATATGCGGTTCAGCTTCCGGCGTAGGTTCTGCGCCGCTTGCTTGTCCCGCTCCTTGATGTATCCCACGATGTCAATATCGCGGCTTTCGATCCGATAGCCCAAGTATGTGTCGCCGTCCTGCCCCATGCTGTTGGTGCTGTAAATAGCGTTCCGCACGTCGGAAAGTCCGGTAACGTCCTTGAAGTTTACGTGATACGAAGAAGCGGAGGAAAACTCTATGCTTTCCCCGCGCTCGTTCGTGTAGATCAATTTTTCTTGTGTCCTCATGCCATAACCTCCCGCGCAATCTGCCGGAACTGCCGCGCCGCCTGTCTTTGCTGTTCGGCGTAGCTCGTTTCGTTCGCATAGATGTTTTGCACGACTTCAACGGAAGGCGTACCGCCGCCGCGCGTGTCGCGTCCCTCTCCGGAACGGAATTCCGGAACGGCGTTCGACGTTTCGCGCCGGATCGAACTTTCAACGTCGCGCATTTCGCGGGCGAAGCCTTCGCCCAAGCCCTGCGCCATGTACGAACCGATACGGGCAAAAACCTTCGACGGGGAATTGATGTCCATTTCCTCTTCAACCGCCGCCACAATATCCCTCATCATAGAGCGGACACGGCTTTCAAGCCAGCCGGACATATTTTGAAAGCCCTGCCAAATGCCGCGCACCATCTCTTCGCCCGCCGCCGTGAACTGCGATACGTAAGAGCGAAGCGCGGTAATAACGGGCTGAATAATTTGTGCAACCTTGCCCGTGATCTGCGGGATACCCGCGATCATTCCTTGCGCTATGCTCTTGTCGATGTTCGTTCCTTCGGTTACGAACTTTTGATGTTGTGCCGTGAATGCGGTAATAATGCTTTGCGCGATCTGCGGTACTTTCTGCGTGATCTGCACGATACCCGCCACCATGCCGGAAGCTATGTTCTTGTCGAAGTCCTGTCCGGCTTGATTGAAACGTTGAGCTTGCGCCGTCAGTCCGGTAATAACCCGCTCGACGATCGCGTTCACCGCTCCGGACAAGCCTTCAATGTTCGCAATAATGCCGTTGTTCACGGCGTTTACTGCTTCCGCCGCCGTCAGCGCGCCCGCTCCGCCCATTGCGGCGGTCATATCGCCTTCAACGCCGCCCATGTTGTCGGTGAAGCCTACGCCCACGCCGTCCGCCATGTTGCCGCCGATTTCAGCGAATACCGTTGACGGGGAATGAATGCCGAAGAAGTCCTTAATACCCGAAACAAGGGACGAAGCCCAGCCGGATACCTTTTCCCACAACCACGAAGCCGCCCCGCTGATACCTTCCCACAAGCCGTGAAGAAGGTTTGCGCCCGCGTTTATCATTTCGCCGCCCAGCGACGCGAACGCTTGCACAATGCCGGAAACAATCTGCGGAACTGCCTTCACGATTTCAACTATGATCGTCGGCAAATTCTGAATGAGCGCCACGAAAAGCTGAACGCCCGCCATAATGATTTGGTCGATGTTGCCGATCAGCGCGTTTACAATTCCGCTTATGATTTGCGGGATCGCTTGAACGATCGTCGTTATAATCTGCGGCAATGCCTGTATGAGCGCGACAAGAAGATCAATGCCCGCTTGAATGATAAGCGGTATGTTCTCCGTAAGCGCCGTTATAATGCCTTCAATGATCTGCGGGATCGCTTCAACAATCGTTGTGATTATCTCCGGAAGGGCGGTAATTAACGCCGTCAGAAGGTCGATACCCGCTTGAATGATCTGCGGGATTGCGGAAAGCAAACCGTCGATCAAGCTGGTTATCAACTGCGGAAGCGCCGCAACAAGAACGGGGATCGCGTTTATAATGCCTTCCGCCAGCCCTGTTACAAGCTGTAAAGCCGCGTCGATCAGCAACGGGATATTGTCGATCAGAACTTGCACGATGTCCGTTACAAGCTGAACCAGCGAAGGAACAAGCGTCGGCAACGATTGAGCTATGCCCGTAGCAATATTCGCGATCATCTTCACCGCGAATTCAAGGAAGGTCGGTAACATTTCCGTTAGCTTTTCGATCGCGAACGTAACCATACCCAGCAAGCCGTCTGTGAAGTCCTCCGCCGCGCTCTCTGCACCGGAAAGCGCACCCGTCAAGCCTTTTCCGATAAGCTCGACGAACGGCGTTATTTCCTGCAAAAGCTCCGCCGCAAGCTGTTTCAGCTTTGTAATGATCGGTTCAGCAATCGCGCCCAGCGCCGCCATAGCGCTGTTCAGATTTGCTGTTGCCTTCTGCGCGTCGATAATGTCGCCGTTTACCTCTCTGTACTTGTCCGCCGCTTCTGAATAAAGCCCGTTCAACGTGGACGTGATAAGGGCTTGCCGCTCCTGCTCCGATGTGCAAGCGTCAAGGCTGGCTTGAAAATCATCTTCGGAAACGCCCGCCCAATTCAGCGCGTCGGCAAGATTGCCCGTGATTGATCCCGTCTTTGCCGTTTCGTTCGCGGCTTCGGTCAAGCCTTCAATCGGCAAGCTGTCGCCGAATGTCGCGTAAACGCCCGTGCAAATGTTTGTCCAGTCCGAAAGCTCTTTTTCGTTCGTAGTCAGCTTCGCAAGGTGCGCGGCGGCTTCTGTTGCCTGTCCGTCGTCGCCAAGAACGCCGTACAACTCCGTATAGGTGTTTTTCGCGTCCTCTGCCGAATGTCCCGCCGTCGTGAAGCTGGTTTCAAGTTTACCCATGTTTTCGCGGGCTTCGCGTGTTTCTTCGGCAAGCCCGAAGAATGCCGCACCCGCCGCCGCAATCGCCGCACCCATAGCCGCGCAAGCTGCGCCGATCGCCTTTCCTGCTTTGCCGACGGTTTCGCCGACGCTCTCCCAATCCACCTTTGAGCTTTTCAGCTTTTTAGAAGTGTCGTCGATTTCCTTTTGAATTTTCACCATGTCGGCTTTGGTGTTGTTCAGATTTGTTTGCATTTTCTGATATGCGGGATTTGTCGGTTCGATACCGTTATCGCGCATTTTCTTCAATGCCTTTTCCGCCGCTTCTGCTTTCTTCGCCTGTTCGTCGAACTGCTTTTGTAATAGCTTCTGTTTCGCGGTCAGCGCTTCCACGCTGTCTGCGTTGTCGGCGAATTCCGCCGTCGTCAGCTTCATTTCCGATCCGATTTCGCGAAGGGAAGAATTTATGTTAGTGCAAGCGGCGCGATACTCTTTTTCGCCTGTAAGGTCGATTGATGTTTTGATCTGCTCTTCTTTCGCCATTTATATCCCTCCCAGCACGTCGTCAATATCAACTTCTTTCGGAACGGGCTTGAAACGATCCGGATTGAATTCACGATGAATTTTGAAAAGCGTCAAAATTTTATACGGTGTCATGCGCCATACTTCGGCTTCGCTCCAGCGAAGAAGCGTTACGCCGATATAAAGAAGGCGGGCAAGGTCGATTATTCCTTGCCCGCTGTTGCGTTTTTTTCGATGTCCTCTTCGTCGTCCTCTTCCTCTTCGTCCCGTTCGGGCGGTTCGGGCGTTCCGTTGTTGCCCATAGAAAAGGATTTGAAGATCGCCGCTTTCACGTCGGCAAAATTGCCCGTATGAATGAGCTTGCCCACCTGTTTTTCGGTAAGCGGTTCTTCGTCGTCCGCCGCGCCCTCATTCAAAAGCACGGTCAGAAGCCAGCGAAGATTTTTAATGCTGTCCTTGCCGGAAAGCACGGTATCAAGGCGATCGAAGCCGCCGAATTTGTCCTGCATTTCGTCGATCGCGTTCAGACTGAAAAGAAGGTGTCTTTCCTTGTCCAGCATGATCGGGAAACGTCCGTCTTTAATTGCGCTCATAGCAGAATAAGGCGGGAAGCCTTTTCAGACTTCCCG